AGCCAAGGCAACACCGACTTAGGCACGCAGCGGCAGTTGATCTCGACCCCAGGCCACGTCCAAACGCCATCCAGGAACGCGCCTTTGGCGATCTCATACTGCTTTCCACTGAACGCCACATGCGACGGCCTGGGCTGTTTTCCCCCGGCCGAGTGCAGCCAGACCGCGTGCGTGATGCCGATTTCTTGCTGACGCACGCGGGTCATGGACGCCGTGGCTTTGTTGTTCTGATCGCGCGCAATCGTCTCGGCCCGGCGGCGCGTGATGCCATAATTCTTTTCCAGTTCCGCCGCCAAGCCGCCGATGTCCCGGCCGATCTGGACCGAGCGCATCACTGAGCCCTCGACGTCCTTGAGGTATTCTTCGGGGATTGAGCGTATCAAGCTGACCTGTTCGCCAATCGTGGCCTGCATCACGTCATTCATGGCCCGGGTCATCTGAAACCGCACCGTCAACCCGGCCTTGCGCGCATTGGCCGCGAACGTGCGATCCGTCGCCCCGGCGGCGTCGCGGGTGAATTTGCGTCCCCAGGTCTGGGCGAATTCGTTGAACCGCGCCTCCCATTTCCGCCCCAGCCCGGCCATGAGACGGCGAAGGGCCGCCGCGCTGCTTTCGTCCTGAACCATTTCGGGCGGATTGGCGCGATAGGTGGCGCTGACCTGGCGCTGCGTGTCGCGATTCATGGCGGCTATCAAACGGTCGAGCCGCGCTTGATACGCCGCCTGTAGCGCGGCGGAAGGGCGGACAGGGGCCATGGTGCGGCGGCGGCGTGGTTTAGACGCCACTGTTCGCGCCCGTCTTGCCCCCATTCGCCCCGGCCTTGGCGATCCCCTCCGCGTCGTCCCGGTCGTTCGGGTCTTCACCCTCCATCGGCTCTGGTTCCGGCGCGGGGCCTTTCAGCCCGTGGAACATGCTGTCCGGGTCATTCGCCTGCCGCTCGCGTTCCTCTTCGTTGGAAATCACGCCATCGGCCATCAGCACCGCCGCCGTATCTGCTTTGGTTTTCTGGACCGCCGCTTTGCCCGCTTCGTCGAGTTCCCAAAGGTTCACCCAGACGTGCTCAATTTCCGGGTCGATCTGGCCAAACTCGGAAAGTTGGATGACCCGCGACATGGTGTCGATCACTTCGTTGTGCATTTCCTGCTTGGCGTGCACGCGGTCATACCATACCCGAATTTCCCCATCGGACGAGGCATTGAGGCCCGATGGCGTGATGCCCGTCAGTTTGACGAGCGGGATTTGCGCCACGCTGGCCATCTGTTCCTGCGCCTGGGCTTGCAGCTTGTCCAGCGACCCGAGCGGCGCGGACACGTTGGCGAGGTCTTCCGTGTCCTTGTCAACCATCATCAGGCCGCGATTGTCCCGGCCCAGGATGAACGCGGACAGACGGCCCATCAGCGCCCCGGCGTCTTCGAGATAGGCTTGCATGTTGGTTTTGAGCACGAACGTAGTGAATGAGTGCAACAGATCAGAGACGGATTGCCGGGTCCGCAGCCAGTTGTCCACATACGGCTTCGCGATCTGCGACAGGCTCAGGCCGCCGAAATTGTAACCGGCTTTGAGGAGGTCCGGCAGTTCCCGCGATCGGACGATCAGCAGGCGCGACGAATGCACCTCCTGGCCCATCACATACCAGGACGAGGGCCGCAAGTAGCCGGGTTGCAATGGATTGATGCTGTTGTAGTCCTTCGGGCTGACCCAGGTCGGGTCCACCGTCACGAAACCGTGCAGCGACCCCTTGGCGATCTTCTCGGGCGTCAGCGTGAGCGGGAGTTTCAGTTCATCGGGATCGTCGCGGGCCTCGTCCACGTCGATGTAGATCAGGCCCATGCCCATAAAGCCGTCCAACTCCATCGCTTTGCGGAACACGTCGCGGCACCCGTACCGCTTGACCGCCACGTCCACATCGCGCACCCGATCGGCTTTTGCCTTTTCATCGCCGGTCGAGCGGAACGTGACCCATTTCCGGGTCATTTCCTCGGCCACCGTCTCGATCATGTTCCGGTATTCGGCCCGCTGGCTCAATTCGGCCAGATACGGGTAGCCGGGGAACCAGAGCCCCTCGCCCCATAGGCCGCCCTGCGCCCATCCCATGAACGCCCCAGCACCGCCCATGCCGAGCCCAGGGGCTTCGTCGAAGGCCATCCCCGCTGGCTTGGGCGCGTTGGGCGGCCGGACGCCGGGCGGTGGCTTGGGCAAACCACCGAACGGATTACCGCGCCGCCCAACGCGGCCACCCAACGCGCCCGCGATCTCCGTCCAGCCAGACGGCCCGGTGGCGAACGGTTGGACCCACGGCGGAGGCAGATCGGGCAACGGCACCGCGCGAGGGCGGCGGAACAGGCGAGTGAGAATGTTCATCGGCGGGCCAGTGCTTCCAAAACGGTAGGATTGACAGATAGAGGACGCGGGCCAAGCCCGACAACAGAAAACGCGCGGGACAAGGCGTCAACCTGATCGTCATGCGCGCCAGACGGAAACGCGGCCATCTCATCGAGAAGCGCGGCGTTCCATGGCGCACGGACCATCGCGAAGTTCCCGCCATTGACCTGACTAATCACCGGCGCGGCGCGCGTGGTTTTCTCGCCGGTTTCCCGCGAGGTCTCGACCTGATAGCCGCTCAGCAGGCGCACGAACGCCAGAGACTGGCCTTTCCCGGCCTGCCCTGGGTCCTCGGGGATCGAAACTTTGACGCCATGCCCATCCTGGGCCGTGATGTTTTTGATCCATGCGTCCACGTCGTCCGGGCCGCCGCGATCGCGGAACACATCCAGGATCAGGTATTGACCCGTCGCCAATCGCGCCAGTTTGACGCCCACGGTCCAATCGGGATCGCGCGTGCCGATTTTTTTGGTGGCTGCGAGGTCCCATCCACGCGCGATGACAGCCCCGCGCAGGTTGGGCGCGACGTCCAGGACCTCGACCTTGCTGGTTTTGAATAGCGCGCCCTCGACCGGTCGAGGCTCTTGCTGGTAGAGCGACGCCCATTCCCGCGTAGCGCCCTCCCTCTCGTAGAACGCTTTGGTGTCCGCCAGTTCCTTGCCATATCCCCATGCGTCGTCATTCCATAGCGGTTCGTCCCGCGCACGGCCGAGGGGATCATTGGCCTCGCTGGCATAGGCGGGCAGTTTGACCACGCGCCAGCGTTTGGCGTCACGGGCCAGCACGCGACCGCCGAAGTCGTCCTCGTGCCACCGCGTCTGGATGAGGACGAACCTGCATCCAGGTTTCCGGCGGGTGTAGATGTCCGCCAGATAGCTGTTCCAGATTTTATCCCGCATGACCTGACTGTCCGCCGCCTCGCGTCCTTTCACGGGATCATCGATCACGACCAGATCGCCGCGGAACCCCGTCACCGCCGCACCAGCGCCCGCCGCGAGGTAATTCGCGCCATTGGTGGTTTTCCACCGCTCCATGCTTTCGGTAGCCAGGGCATAGCCCAAAGCCCTGGCATTCTCGCGCACGATGGATTGGAGCGCCTGACTATTCGACTGCGCCAGATCAGCGCCATAGCTGATCCCGATCAGGTTCGTGTAAGGATGGCGCGCGATCCACCACGCCATAAACAACCGGGAGTAGGTGGATTTGGCCGATCCGGGGGGCATGAATATGGCCAACATCGCGTTAGGCGTGCGTTCTAGCCACTCAAACTCGCGTATAAGTAGCCGATGGTGCGCGGCTGGCAACTGACCATAGATCGCCAAAGCCTCGACGCACCATGCGTGCAGGTCATTCCGGATCAGCGCATGGCTGTCCGCCTCAAGTTCCGTCAGTTCTTCCGGCGTCAGGCTCCGGAGAAACGCTGTCCGCGTCTCGACTGGCAGCGAGGCGAGCGAGGCGGTCAGCAAGCCGCTCATGGACGGCATTTACCGTAACTTCTCCCGAGTGAGCAACATCAACCTTGTCCTTCCAAAGTTCCGGGTGCCGGTTCCGCAGGATCATGGCGGCAGCCGTCGTCTCGGGTGGATAATGCTTGACAATGGGCGTTTGCACAATCTCGCCGTTTACAACCCGGATATCAACATCCGGGTGTTTATATCCTATCGCGCGATTGTAGAGGGATTTCGCAACTTCCGCGTGTGCGTTCTCCCTCCCGTCAGCCAATGCCTGAACAAACCCAGGATGAAGCCGATACCAGTTGTAAAAGGTTTTCTCGGAAACGCCCAAAAGATCGGCGATTTTCCGATTATCCAGACCGAGCAAAGCATATTTGGTGACCTGTTCCTGAACCTTCGCGGAATAGGCCGAGGGACGCCCTCCCTTGTTTTTCGGCGGGGCTTTGGCGCGCGATTTGGGCTTGACCGGTTTCTTCGCCATCACTTGATCCTCCCCGTCTTCGGATCGCGCACCGACGCGCGGCCGTCCCGATAGCCGTCACTCTGTCCGGACGCCCATCCGTCGATATAGCCATTGCCATACCCTTCCCGCTCTCCCCGCTTGGACCCGATCGCCACACCCGCGCGGCGGCCGAACGCATACCCGGCGAGGAGCGCCCCGAAGCCGCCCAGGAAGAGCCATGCGATTGTGGCTTCGTCCATCACGCCCGCCGATCCGCAAGGCCGTCATGCGGCGCGAGATCGACCGCGCGCATTGCCTCGTAAGCGACGTAATCGGTGACGATGCGCTGAATGTCTGAGTTTTCCCACCATGGAGCCGGTGAGGATCGATGCCAAGGCGGGGCCGCGTTCCATTGCGCTTGATCCGGGTCCACACCCCAGGCGGCACAGACCGCGCGGGCGAGGCGTTCGTTGCGGGTCATGGGCATTTCCCCTTCTCCCGCGCTTCCACGGCGGCGATGGCGCGTTTCAGCCGGTCGTAACCTTCCGTCGTGGTGACACGGTGGTAGTATTTCGCGGCCACCAGCAGTTCCTGCATCGGATCGGACTGCGTGCGGGCGGCGCGGAGGGCGGAGAGGGCACTTCGTAACTT